GGGTGTGGGAGAAGAGAAAAAGGAGGCGAAGACGGGACAAGCACTAACCCGAAATCGCCTCGCTCCGCCGCGTCACTCGGCACGGCTAGGACTTGACTTGGACACTAAATAGTTGGGCAAGCCTCATTAGGGTAGTTTGCTTCGTCGTTGACCTCATCCACGGTGAGGGTGACGATGTTGTAGCGGTTGCTGCTGAAGCCTCTCTTGAGGCGGAAGGTCATAGGACTGTCAAGGTGTGCTGGGTGTGTCATCCATTCGGGCGAACTAGTCCTATGCTTCACGAAAGCGACCGCCTTCTTCATCGTAGAAAAGAGGTATCGGCGGGTGCAGAAATGGGTGGTCTGCCCTTCTTCCCAATCGGGAATGCCATAGAAGGTGACTAAGTAGAGTACGATTTTCTCTTTCATAGGGCGTGTCTCCTCACTTGGTTGCTGTGTCTGGGGCTGGCTGAAGCCAGAAAAGGACGTTCTCAAGGCAACGCTCATAGCCTTTGAGGAACATCATTTCATCGTTCTTGATACCCTTGCGGTTCATCTCCTCCTTGGTGGAGGCAAGGCGGTCGGAGAGCTGCTTGCGGAGCTTGGTCACGTCAATGGTGGGTGTGTTCGGCATAGTCCTGTCCTTTCCGTTGGTTGGTTATGGGGAGTGGGGTTGCCCGCCACTCCCCTTTGTCGGCGTTAGTCAACGATGGAAATCTTGTACCTGCTAGTCCACGTGCGCTTGTCTCCGAAAGCGGTGACATAGACGGCATCGTTGTGGAATCCCATCGTAATCTTCTTCCATCCTCCCCTAATGCAGTAGGCTTTCTGCTTCTGCGCGAATTCAACCGCCTTGGAGACGGCTTCTTCGTCGGAATCGCAGATAGCGACCGCACGAATGTTGTAGATGGAATCCGATTCCTCATTCTCCTCGGCGAGGTTCTGCGAATCCTCGATGATAACGTACTTTCTCATTTTTCTTTTCCTTTCTTTGTCCTTGTCCTTGTTGATGGGCTTGTTTGCCCTTGACGCCGCATAGTATATCATATCGGCGGTCGGATTGCAAGGGGGGAATTGAAAAAATGAAAATACTGCTAGATGTGGTCGGCAACTACCTCTACCCCGTGTTCAAAGTCAACTTCAACGGACTTGACGATAGAGATGTGGGCCACAATGAGAGACTTCCCCTTGAGGTTGCGAGCCATTGTGTAGGCATTGCCATGTACAAGAAAGATGTATGCCTCTTCTGGCTTTGGCGTGGAATAGTAGCCTCCTTCGCCGTCATATCCCGAGAAATAGTGGCCTCCCTTTGGATTGTAAATTACATAACCTTCTATTTTCTTTGTTTCCGTAAGGTTCTTAGCCATTGCTTGCTATTCCTTTATCGCTTGGTGGTTGAAGTAGAAAAGGGCGAGAGTAGAGTCTCCGCAGAAGATGTCGAGCCACTGCCTGTATGGAATGTGGGCTGGGACGTATGGCTTCAAGGAGGAGGGTTTGGCGGTTACGTCCGTTCGGGCGGTCGGCTTAGCCTTGTGTTGGGGATGAGCCGATGCTTGGACTCCCTTTGGGCTAGGCGTTGAAAAGTCGAAGAGCAAGCCCTGTTCCATGGGCTTAGGCTTCTCCTCCCTATCGGGCGCGGCATCCCAACACGGGTCTTCGTCTGGCGGTTCTTCGGGTAGAGAGCCGAACTCCTCTAGGAACGGGTCTTGTTGCATCACAGCTCCTATGCAGAAATTGTCTATCATGGCAGCCGCTTGGTTTGGCGTCACGAAGATTGCCCTACGACTCCTTCTTGAGCGAAAGCCTCCTAACGGCCTCATTGATTACGGCATATCCCTCTTGGATTTCCGTCTGCGGAATGAACTCGTCGGAGTCTATCTGAATGTCGGAGAGCTTGTCGCAAAGTTCCTCATTGGTTAGGCTTTGCGGCATCACCTTGCACCACTCTCCGTTTCGGCACACTTCAATCTCCATCGACATAATCCTCCTTCGTGGCCTGTCCCAGGAGCCGTCTTGCCATAGCCATCTTAGGCGAGTTCTCCGTAAGGTATTTGCGGCATCCGATACATAAACCGCACGGTCGGAACTGTCGCATCTTGAGCCAAATAGCCTCATTGGAGTCCGTATTGACGTTGCCGCACGACGGACATAGCCAAGACTCGCTCATGTGGACGTTCCCCACGCAGTCCACCATTGGGGTGCAGAAACTGGTCTGCATGAACATCAGATTGAAGAAGTCCTTTGGATTGGCAGCCTGCGCCAAAGTGAGGCAAGCCGAAAGGCAAGAGTTGTGGTATGGCGAGGCTTCGGCTTCGGCTATGGCCTGTGGGTTGTCCTTCGCCCTGCCTATGTCCTTCATCCCCCTTATGTCGGTGGTGTCGAGAAGGATTTTCCAACTTTCGTATTTTGCCCTGTTGGATTCGTACTTCTCAATGGTCTGCCTATGTAGCCGATACCACTTTGGATTGGTGTAGAGCTGTGAGCCACAGTAGCCTCCAAGCCTTGTCACCTTCTCCAACGCCCATTCCTTCCGCGGGTCTCCCATGAACATCCCGTTGGTGCAAAGAGAGAAGTTGAGGTGGGCATGTGAGATGAGACGGCAGATGTCGAAGAGTAGTGGATGTTCCGTAGGCTCGCCTCCCGACACGATGAGAAGCCGCGCCCCTCCGTCCTTTGCGAAAGCGACCGCCTTTTGGCAAGTGTCTATGGACATCATCGGGCCGTTGGGGTCGGCATTGTCCATGCAGTGCGGGCAAGCCATACGGCATCTGTTGGTGATTTGGAGAAGCATATCCTACTCCTTTATGGAAGCATCACCTGTTAGTCTCCATTCCCCGCTCACTCCTCATTTTCGGCATCGGCATCATCCCACAAGACCTCTCCGCCTACGGAAGAGCCGATTCTAGCCCGTTTCACGGGTTCTGGGGCTTCGGCGGGTTCGGGTCGTGTAGTTGTGGTGGTAGGTTCGGCGGAGGGCTTGGAGGGCGGATTTTCGCCGTCAAGGGGAAGTTCAAGGTTGGGCAGGGGGTTTGAATGCTCCCTAACCTTCCTCTGCCTAGTCCTAGCCGTCCGTTCGCGGATTTGGATATAGCAGGTTTCGGCATCGGTGTCGGCATTGTTCCACTTCTTCTCCACGTCGCCGATGGCTACCGTCTTAACGGGTTGCCTAGAGAGCGTGAGGCGAGTGGAGCCAGCCTCTGCTGCGAGAAGGTCTTTGAGACGCGACAAAACGGCGTCGATGAATTCGGGATTGCCCGAAATGCGAATGCCGCAAGCACCGAAGGTAGAGCCTCTTGCATCGGCGGCGATTGGCGTGAAGTGAGGCAGAATGGGTTGGTCTGGGATTAGGTTCTGCCAACGGCGGAGTGCGTCTTTCTTTTCCATTGTTTTATCCTTTCCTTTAGATGTATTCCATTATCGCATCACTTCAATGCTCACGCGGTGTCCGAGACGGACGTTGGCTTTGAAGTTCTCGATGGCTTCGTCCTGGTTGTCTGTGAGGAAGGATGACTCCTTCCCTCCGTCAACTGGCTTCCACCTAACGATGTATTCGGTCTTGTCTTTCATCACATGAGTTCCTTTCTTGCGGCATTGATGACGTGGTCAAGGGTTCCGTTCCCTTCGTGTACGGAGATGGCGTCGAAACGATATGCTCCCGTCCAATTGCGGGCTTGCATCCACCTAGCCGCTCCCGCTTTGAGCGAGGTAAGGCGTTGAACGCCCTTTTGTGACTTGAATGGCTGCATCGGGAAGAATCTCCCCTTGAATGGCATGACGGAGAAGAAGATAGCAACGCCTTTGTCATTATAGGCGATGATGTCCACGCCACGTGTGGGCTTCACCTCTGAAACCTTGTAGCCTTGCCTTGTGAGGAAGGCAACCGCCATATCAATTCGTTCACTTCTATTCATTGTCCTTGTCCTTGTTGTTATGCCCTTTTGCGGGCTACGGCAGATAGTATAGCAAATCGGCGGTTGGGTTGCAAGGGGGGAGATAAAGATTTTTACCTCCCCCACAAGCCTAAACCGCTATTGCGCCTTCACGTCTTCGCAAATCCGCGCAAGAAGCCTCTCCTTCATAGCATCCGTTGTGCGTACCGTCCTAACAATCTTGTTAGGGGAGTCAAGATAGGTGTAGATTGCATTTGCGGCGGTGAAGAACTGCTCCCTCTGCGCCATAGTTCCGATGTGTCCCGTCTTGAGCGAAGACAGATAGCGGAAGAAAGCATACTCTACGGAGTCTTTCTTGAGGTCCGTGCCGTTCAGAACCCTCGATGCGAAATCCCACACGTCCGTGGAGTTCGGGCGGGCATGGGCTACAATGGCGAGTACCGCCGACATTGGGGCGAGGAATCGGACTACTCCCTTCTTGGAGTGCGACAAGGACACGGCATTGTCAACCTCTTTCCTGAAAGCATTGTACGTGTCCATGATTTCAATGTGGCTTGCGACCAAATTGAGGTTCTTCCCAAAGCGGGTTTTCGCAATCCAACGGCTAATAGCCACAGAAGCAGTGCCGTTCGGTATCTCATTGTACTGAAAGATTTGTCCCGCAGGACTCATGCGGCTTGTGTTCATCGTATAGAAGACCCTATCTCGGTCTTCGCCGCTAACGGGCAACTGAATGATGATGAGTTCCATGTCGGAAGGATAGCCAGCCTCCTTGATTGCGGTAAGGCGGTGCTGCCCATCCATAAGATACCCGTCCTTGTCAATCTTGATGACGTCGCCATTGAACATCCAATTGTCGGCCTTAATGTCTCTAAGGATGTGTTCGACTTCGTTCTTGTTGATTTTCCTGTTTCGCTCATTCTTGGCGAGAAGGGACTCAACTAACTTCTTCGTCACCTTCACCACCTTGATAGACACCTTGTTTGTCTTGATTTCTTTCATCTTGTTTCCTTTTTTTAGGGGGGGGTTATAGATTTGGTTTTACCACTTGATAGAGAAGCCCTCTACCACAAACCACAGTTTCACTAGAAACGCGATAAGGGCGCACAGCACCACGGCCGAGACGGCTTCCACGATGTTGTTCTTGCGGATTTCCCTTTCGCGGCGAAGGTACTCTTCGGGGTAGATTTGGGTTCTATAGACTTCGGCAATGTGCCGAGCCTTTCGCTCTTTGAGCATCTTGAAGAAGTTGAACATAGTTCTTTCCATTTCTTTGTCCTTGTCCTTGTTGTTACGCCCTTTCGTGGGCTACGGCAGATAGTATATCAAATCGGCGGTTAGGTTGCAAGGGGGGAATCGTGAAAAGTTTAAGTTTTTTTCCCGAGAGGGGTCGTGTGCTTCATAGGAGACCATGGAATTGTCTGGCAACGGCTCATTCCCGCTTTGGGCTAGGATGAACTAAGGTGAGGCTAGGATAGTAAAATGCCGCCTCCCCTCGATAGCAAGTGAGGGGAGACGGCTGGACTTGGACCTTTGGACACATCGTTAATAGTTCACCCAAATGAGGGTGCATCCCTTCACGTCCGCATAGGCGGGACATTCGGACTTCGCCTTGGAGATAGCCTGCAGTGCGGTTTCCGCTTCAACCCTCACTTCCTTTGTGGCGGTTGGATTGGCGTTGTTTGAAAGCATCACGGAATAGAGCATCATTGAAGAGCCTCCTTTTCGGTTATAGACGGGCCTAGCCTTGTCCACACGGCGAGTTTGCCGTTAGGGTCGTGCTTCGCATTGGTGACGGCATAGAAGGCTATCGTACCATCCTCCGTAGGTTGCGCAACCAATGTGGCATCATCCGCAATGCCCTTGTCAATGGCATCTTGGATAGCGGATTGCATTTCTCTAATAGTCATCTTCTCATGCCTCCTTGGATTATGCGCAAAGAACCTTCATCGTCTCAGCGGGGATTACAGCCCACTTGTCCTTGCCTTCCTTGGTGTGCTCAATGCTAATGCCGTATCCGTGGTGTGTCGCAAGACAATAGGCATCCACAAGGGTGTCCTTTCCGTAGACCTCCCAGTTTCTAGTCTTGTCGTTGTACCGCTTGAGATCCCTCTCAGTCACTTCGTCAACGCGGTAGAGGATAGTGCTAAGACCTTTCGCCACATCGTCCTTGTTGAAGATGTAGTCGCCAACTTTGATTTCAACTTTGTAATCCATTTTTTTGTCCTTTCTTTGTCCTTGTCCTTGTTGGGCCTTGTTGCCTCAACGCCGAGTAGTATATCAAATCCACGGACGCCTTGCAAGGGGGTAATGTAATTTTTTTTATTTTTTTTTGCAAGGGGTTCTATCGGGCTTCCTCTAGGGTCTTAAGGTAATCGTCTAGGGCATCTTCAAACGGCGAATCGGACGGGGTGGGGGAGACTGTGCCAGACGGCATCCACCTCTCCCCTTCAACCCATTCCCAACAACCATATGCGGTGGTTCTCAAAATCCGTCCGTGCTCCGTCTCCCTTATAACCGAGTTCCGAAGGTCGGGAAGGGGCAAATGCTCCGCCGCGACGTTGCACACCTCTTCGTAGGGATGATGTCCCACAAAGTCGGTGAACGGCATACCTCCGTAGAAGTAATCCTCCTTGTCGGACATTTCGTAGTAGAGTACCCCGTCCACCACCGTTGCATAGGCTTTCCTCCCCTTTCCGTGCCGCTGCTGCTCCTCAAACTCACGAAGGTATCGGGCGTAGGTGTCGGGGTCAACCCTCCCTTGGAGAAAGAGGGTGTCTAGGTTCATCCCGTTACCGCTCTTGCGGCTATACCCCGTTCTCCTAAAGTCCTTCCGCTCCCCCAATCCCTTTAGGGATTTGTGGCGGTAGTAGTATTTGCGGACTGCGCCGCGGGAAAGCCCCATCCGTTCGGCTATTTCGGTGAAGGTGAGCCTATGCCCTTGATAGAGCACCTTCCGAGGCGCATTGCTAGTCTTTTTCCTCTTCCGCATCGATCCCCATCCGCAGAATGTCTATGTGGTATCCAAAGCCTCCTGGGGCACGGCGCATAATCTCTAGGAAGTCCTTGGCAAGAGGGATTGGCACGATGATTGAGTCTCCCTTCTTGACGATAGGGTGTTGCTCAACGTATTCTATGAAGCCGTCCGTTATGTCCCGAATCATAGCCGATCCTTTCCTATGCGACCTTGGTTGCGGCGATTTCGTCCACGGCATAAGCCTTGGCGAAGTTGGGGTAAATTCCTTGGAGAGCCGCAATCTCCACGGGAATCTGCCGTTCTCCGTAGGCGTCCTTGAAGGTGGCATAGCCCTCCTCCACAAAGCATCGTGCGGCAAGTTTCGTGCCGATTCGGCCGTCTGGGTAGATGAGGAAGAAGTCGGCAAGAATGATTCGGTTTCCCCATTGGTCGGTGGGCTTGATGACGGAGCGTGGCGTCATGGTGCCTCCGAGCATCCGAGGGAAGTCCGGGGATGAACGGAGGCGGTAGGTCGCTCCGATGCGGAATCTCACAATGAATGGGCTTGCTTCCGTCATAGGTATTTCTCCTAAAAGGTGAATGGGGGACGGAGAGGAGAGTTAATGGAACTCCTCTCCGCTCCCCAAAGTGATTATGCGACCTTAGTCGTGCGGTAGGTGTCCCACATCCAATTGAACTTGGCGATGTCGCCCTTGAGGTTTCGGGCAAGCCAGTCGATGAGAGCCACTTCCACCTCGTCTTCCGTCACGGTGAAGAACCCCATGCCGTCGCCCTTGCCGCAGAGGGCGCGGATTTCGGCAGAGGGAATCTGTGCCGTGAGCCACTTAGGCCCGTTGAAGTTCGGGTCTTTGTACTCAATGCGGGTGAAGTCAATCTCCAGACCCATAGACGAGCCGAGAGTGATGGTTTCGTTGGTTGTTTCCATTTTTGTAGTCCTTTCTTTGTTGTCCTTGTCCTTGTGGGCTTCTTGCCCTTGACGCCGCATAGTATATCACACTTGCGGTTGGATTGCAATGGGGTAATTGAAAAAAGTTTAAGATTTTTCTTGGGGCATCAAACGGGGTAAAAGCAGCCTAGTAGGGGTACGGATGTTCCACGTGGAATCATTAGGTGGAATCGTAGGTATGAAAAGGGCTACGTGGTATCTCTCCCCATAGCCAGCCCTGTGCATCTTTGTGTGCGTTGAGGTAGGGTATCAAATCAAGGGAAGCCCGAAGTCATCGGAATCGCCCTCAAAGCCGTACTCCTTCTTCACGGCATCGTACATCACGCGGCAGAGCTTGCACGCGGCTTCGTTCCGAAGGTCGTAGCACTGCGCATCGTACTTCTTCGCCATCTCCCGAATGAAGGGTAGGATGATTTCCCCCGTGAACTTCTGGTTGAGGGTTCTGTGCATCGAGAGCATCTTGTCCACGATGTAATCCGAACTCTCGCCGCTCCCGAAGGTGTTGATAGCCCGCTCAAGGGCGGTTGCCGCCGTCCGTGCATTTTCGGGCGGGTTTTTCTTCTCATACCAATCGCTCATATCGTTCATAGCCTTTGTCCTTTCTTCCTTGTCGGTTCTTTATGCCGTGTTTAAATCGCTTCGTACCGCTCCTTTATGAGCCATCCGTAATCCCCGAACACCTTAAGTGCTTCGTCCGTAATGGGCGGCATATCCCCCCTCTTGAAAGGTGTAATCTTGACATCATCAACCACTCCGTCAACGTCCTTCCAAGTCCGCTCCTTGCCGTCCGCAAGGCACATTTCAATGGTTGCCTTGAGGTCTTCCGTTGCCTTGTCCCAATCCTTAGAGTCGCAACAAAGCCGCTCCGCGACGCATTGAAGGTCATCGGAAATGAAGTCTCCGTCATCACCGCCAATGACTGGGCCTATCACGGGTTGCTTGTCAATGATATGCTCTTCGTAATACTTGCGGTAGTCCGCATTGTCTTCAAACGGCTCCTTGTAGTTGGGGCTATACCATTCCGTAAAGCACCCTTCCAACTTCACCGCCACAACTTCATTGGGGTCTTTCGCATTCATCGTTTTGTCCTTTCTTTGCATTAGAACGGGAAGAACTCAAATCCCGCATTAACGAGACCCGCCGTATCTCCCTCATTGTCCTTGTTTGCTTCAAACTTCCCGCCATTGCCGAAGTTGTAAATGTCCCATACCGCCTCACCGTTGCCGATGTCACGATAGACATAGACGAGAGTCCCGAAGGGAATGTCCACGCCGTCCACCGTTAGGTCCGTGAAGGAATTGGTCTCATCGCAATAGCAATTGGCATCGCTATAAGACGCTCCCCCTTCCATGGTTTTTTTGATTTCATTGAAGAAGGCTTCAACCTTCAAGGCTTCGCCCTTGTCTTCTGTCATCATCATCTTTTTCATTGTCTTTGTCCTTTTCTTTTTTGTCCTTGTCCTTGAATGTCCCCCCACGCGGGGGAACGGCACATAGTATATCAAATGTGCGGACGGATTGCAAGGGGGTAATGAGAAAAAAAATAAAGATTTTTTCGGCGGCTCAAGACTAGCAAATCCGCTAGGGTCTCATAGCGGATTTTCTAGGGCTTGCGAGTGGACGGCGGTCGGATTGTGGCGGGGATGAGCCGCCGCCTCCCGACGCGGAATGCAATAAGGGCGGCGGGTATGTCTCCCGTCGCCCTCCGTCCGCTCCGTCCGTATGTGTTAGGCTCTCTTCCGAGCCGCATTGGCGGCGAGCATCAGTTCCGAGTCCTTCTTGTAGCAGAGTTGGAAGATAACGTCCTTCACCTCCGCCGCGCGCTCCGCCTTGCTTGCAACCCATTCGGCGGTGTCAACCACAGTGAGAACGTAGTTGTCCTCTAGCCCCTCGATTTCCTCCTTGAGCCGCTTGACGGCAGCCCTGTCGAACTTGTTGGACGGCACGCGGCAGTCCTCAAAGAGATACGATTCGGCGCAAGGCCCGAATCCGTAGCCGTGCATATAGGATTTGCGGTTGCGTCCGTTGCCCTCCTCACACCGAATATCGGGGAAGTAAGCCATAGGCTCCCACCTGTCCGTGTCGGGGTCTTGCGACATGAAGAAAACCACGCGGGCGAAAACCTTGCCCTTGACGTTTCCGTTGTTCGTGTTCGTGTTCATCTTTGTTGTCCTTTCGGTTGTCCTTGTCCTTGATTGCCAACCCCACGCGGGGTCAACGGCGCATAGTATATCACATCGGCGGTCTCATTGCAAGCGGGTAATTCAACTTTTTTTCAACTTTTTTTTTCTAGGCATTTCCGAGGGCGCGGAGCCGCACGGCTTTTGAAGCCTAGAGCCTTGTAAACATTGGGCTTGGACGATATCGGCAGGGATGAGCCGCCGCAGATTCGGCGCAAATGAAAGGGGCGGACGCCGTAGCATCCGCCCCAATGAGCCTACCTTTCGGGATTCTGTCACGCCATGAACTTCCTCCTCTCCTTCGCCCTCCGCCTCTTCAAGCCCTTGCACACGACCTTCCTTCCGCCCTTCGTCACGTACACCCACTTGGAGAACTCCGCCGCAACCACCGCTCCCCTCTTGCCCTCCTTTAGGAGACGGCACATAGTCGAGCGCTTGAACGTAGCCCATCCGACATTGTAGATGAAAGAGACCACAGCCGCCTCCTCGCTTGCCGTAAGGGGCTTGCCCTTGATTTCGGTTTTGAGCTTCTTGGAGATTTCACCGCATATGCGGGCAAGTTCCACGGATGCCTCCGCCTCCGTGAGCCGCCTCTTGCAAAGCATCGCCTTTGAAGTGAAGCCGTATCCTATTGTCCTCTTGCCCGCCGCGTCGCTATATGCGGTGGACTTGAAGCCCTCCACGCCCTTGATGAACGCCGTCGCCTTGTGAGAGGCTTGCGCCGTGAGAGCCGCACACGCGGAGAACATCGCTATCAGTATCGTTTTCATAGTATTGCCTTTCCTTGTCTTTGTCCTTGTAAGGCTTGCCGTAGTTAGGAGAGGCGGGGTTTTCCGCCCCACCTCCCCCGTCCGCATCACGCCGCCTTTTTCACGTAGGCTTTAGCCTCCTTCTCCGTGGGAAGCGACGCGACGCGCTTCTTGCCCTTGTAGACGCGCCACTCCATCCATTCATCCACGGGGTCGCTCACTAGTTCCGCCTTGATAGTGTAATCGTTCTTTGCTGTCCTGTTCATTGTCTTGTCCTCTTTATGCCCTTGGGACTTGGGGGGATTACCACAATCCGCTTTGTTGCCCTTGTCCCTCGGACGCCGCATAGTATATCAAATCTTCGGACGCCTTGCAAGGGGGGTAATTAAATTATTTTTCACATTCCTTCAGTGGGGCAGAAGCCGTCCGCCCACGTGGTGAGTTGGACGGCTTGCGGGCAAGTGGTCGGGATGAACGAACGCCGCCGCTCCGCCACATCTAGAGCCGCATCGCCGTTCGGCATAGGCAAAAAGAAAGACGGCGGATTTCTCCGCCGCCATTCTCCGTCCTCGCCGTGTGCTAGGGCATCACCATTCGTGCTTCATGTAGATGTTGGGGAACTTGCGGAAGTATTGCCGCGCCTTGTCCCCAAGCCTACCATTCACCATCACCTTGCGGACGCGCCACTTCATCGGCTCTAGGAAAGCCCCGTTAATGCAATCTCCCTCCCACGTTCCATCCTCCTTTGGGTCTTCTTTAGGTGTCGTGCGGGGGTCGAAGTCCACTCCGCAACGCTCACACCAAGTAGTGCCATCGTCAAGGAACACGTCGGGCATATCCGCGAAATAGCCTACCCACACCTCGCCATTGTACCATTCCTCCTGTTCGGGCTGTCCGTCAAAGCAATCCTCATAGAAGTTGCTACGCATCGCCGTTGCGAACTCGCTAGGCTTGTAATCGGCATCGTCCTTGCCCTTGAACTCTAGCAGATACCCCGTGACGGGCTTGCTTTCCATCACGAATATCTTTGCATCAACCTCAAGGTCGGAATAGAACCTTCCCCTTAAAGTCCGTCCGCTCACCTGCGGGTCGTGCCAGTCGTAGCCGAGCCATTCGTTAAGGCTTGCGGTATCGGGAATGATACCGAGGTCGGCATCCGCCCTATACTTCGCAAGAGCCTCATAGAGTGGCTTCTTGCCGTAGAACTCTTTGTTTGTCATCGCCATTTTCTTTGTCCTTGTCTTTGTTGTCCTAGTAGCATCCCCCACGCGGGGGAAACGCCGCATAGTATATCACAACGGCGGTCTCATTGCAAGGTGGTAATGAAAGATTTTAGAAAAAAGTTTCATCGCCCCATCTCCCTCAAGACGTCGCAGACGGAGAACACCCTGTTCGGGTATGCGGATGACAGCCTGTTGCAAGCACTCCTGAACTCTTCGACTTCGGCCGCAAAAGCGGACTTCACGAACTCTAGTTGCCTAGAGTAGGCCGCAGCCTCCATGGCATCTAGGCTGCCCAAGTAAGCAGTAGCCATCGCTTCACTTCCCCACAGTCCAAGGCATAAGCCGCCCATCGTCCTTGCTTGCGATAAGGTAGAGATACGCTCCCGCCTTGACAATGAGCGCTTCTCGTCCCCAATAGAGATTCCGCATCCCCGTCACGTTTCCGTAAGGCCCCGTGGATGCTTGGCAATGCTCCTCCAGCCACCGAACCCATTTGGCGGCATCGGGCGTTGTCTTCTTGTTGAGGACGATTGTACGCCCCTTCTTTGTCGTGTTGTTTCCCATTTGTTTTTCCTTTCGTTTTCAAGCCGATTTGACGCGGCACTTCGCCTTGAAGATTTCCTTCACTCCCGCCGACATACGCTTTGTCGTGAGCAGCATCGCTTTCCTAGCGGCACTGACGGGGCAATCCTCGCCAATGCAACCGCCCATTGAAGCATTGTTGCGGAAAGGGCAAGCGGCACAAGCCTTGCCCGCCGTCTCGGCGAGTTGCGGCTGTGCATAAGCCGCAAACTTCGCCACCTCGGAACTCCACTTCGTAATGTCTTCGGTGGAGTTCCACTTAGCCACACGCTCAGCCGTTTCCTTAGTCATTCGGAATCGCCGCCTTCTTAACGTAGATTTCCACCACGGAGAGACGCCCGTGAAGGGGGTGGTTAATCTCTCCAAGGGCTTCGTCCCTCTTGTCCTTCACCATTTCCGCCGAAATACGTGTTGCATAGAGAGCCGCACGGTTCAGGTTAGCCGTGAACTTGCTATGGTCTCCCATGCCATCAGCAATTAGGAAATAAGGGCGTTGGCAAGGCATATTAGCCGTGCCGAAATGGGCAATGCCGTAATGGCCAGTCCAATAGAGCTTGTCGTTAGCCGCCATCTTACGCCACCTCCTTTCCGTGTTCTTTGAGCCACTTCTCCGCCGTAGCGCCTCGGAGTTCAACGCCCTCCTCCTTAAGCACTATGATTCCTTCGTTCTCCAGCCAAGCGCGGAGATACTTGTCCTCCTGCTCCGACAGAGAGCATTCGACGGAGAAGTAATCCTCCTCGCCGTTGTCTATGTTCGCTCCCATTTCGTTCAGCGCGACGATTTGAAGGTTGGTGAGGTTGAGTTCCATCGCCATTGCCTGTAGGTTGTTGTGTTTCATTTCTTTGTCCTTTCGGTTGTCCTTGTTTGTCGTTGACGCCGCATAGTATATCACATCCCCGCTTGCCTTGCAAGGGGGTAATGAAAGATTTTTGCATTTTGTTTCGGGGGACAAGAAAGCCGCCGACCTCGGGGGGTGGTGGGAAGTAGAGAGGTCGGCGGCAAATCGTATTGCTTACACTATAGGCTAATTGGGGAAGTTGGGGAAGCCCTGCCCATGCTCAAGAGCCTCCTTGTTGTAGTCCGAAATCACTCCCTTTGCAACCGCCACGTCCAAAGCCTCCTCTTCGTCAATGCCGGGGATGACCATCGGCGTTCCGTCGGGGTACTTAGCCGTCCCGTTGCGCCACCTCTCCGTCCACTCAACCTTAGCCATCGTGAATGTGTAGTAGACAGCCTTGTAGGTCGCGGCAAACGGATTGAGAGCCGCTAGGACAATGCCGTACAAAAACCACATCGGGCATAGGAGAAGCCGCTTACACAAGCCTACATCCCCCTTGTGGAGACGAAACCTTGCCGCAGTCTCCACGAAAGGAAGCAGAGGGAAAAGGACGGCGGAAACCACAAAGAGGAAAGCCGCCCTTAAAAGCCCCTGCAGCACAAGGACTTCAATCCGCACTAGGGTTATGGCGGCACTTTCGGGCTTGCTGTCCATCGAGAGCCTTTACGTGTTCGGCACGTCCACCGTGATAAGTTCCGCAAGCCAATATGCAAATGCGGCATCCGTACTCTTACGTCCCGTTGAGAAGTCCATCACCTCGCGGGACTTGGGATGTTCCTTGCACCACTCCAGGAACTTGTCGAACACCTGCTGCACGTCGAACCCCGCTCGGTGATAGGCATAGGAGCGCGTCATAACCGCCTTTTGAGTGTGGACTCCCTCATATGAGGGTATCGGGCTTGGAGCGGGCTTGGGCGAGATTGTGGTTGCCGTGGGGGCGCTTGTGGTTGCCGCTTCAGGGGTTCCCTTTATCGGTTCATCCTTTTCCCAATTACCCTTGGGCGGTTCATCCTTGGGCTGCTCCTCTTCCGCCATCGGCTC